TGTAAATATGACAAGAGCTTCTAACGCAGCTTGGCAGCAAGGTATCTTCTCTATTCCCACTCAATTTAGTAGTTACCAAGCTCGTCTTACGGAACAACTACTGGGTAAGGTACTTACAAAGGCTGAAAAGGCTAGAGTAATTGGAATGTACTCAGCTTTGTATGGTCTACCAGTAACTGCTGGGGCAGTAACTCTGTACCCATTTGGTGATGATATTAGAAGAGAAGCTTTGTCTCGAGGTATCAACCTTAATGAAGGTGCTACTGGACTACTTGTTAACGGTATGTTAGCTACGGCTCTAGAGGCTATTACAGATACTCAATTTAACGTTGGTCAACGGATGGGTCCAGGAGGTCTAACTCTCATTAGAGACTTCCTACAAGGCGATAAGACGACCTTAGAGATCCTTGCAGGTCCTTCAGGTACTATTACAGCTGATGTAGTCCAAAGGCTTCTACCGGCCGTCTCTGACTTGTTTACCTTGGACATAAACTCTCTCAAGCAAGTTGATTTTATGAATGCTTTTCAAGAAATTTCTACAGTTTCTAACACTACTAAACTGTTGTATGCTCTTAGGGCAGGTAAACTTATTTCAAAGGAAGGTACTCCTCTTGGGCCTATGAATACCCAAGAGGCTTGGATTATGGCACTTACAGGTCTAACCCCACAACGTATTGCAGACGCTTACCTTATGTTAAGTGAGTTGAAAAGTATCCGTGCTTCAGAGCAGGAGATGAATAAACAGTTCCAATTGTATATTCGTAAAGCCTACCAACTCCCTCCTAACTCACCTGAAAGAAAAGCTTTAGTAAAGAAAGCTTATACCTTTATGTTAGACAGAGACCCTAATGATGCACATAGAATGATTATGGAGATAATTAAAGATAGTGATTTGACTGAAAATGTTGAAAAGCAGTTTGGTAAGGGTGGACCTGTGTCTACAAGAGAAGACCGTAAAAAACTAATTAGCGAGAAGCAGAAGTAAAATGGCAGAATTTAATCCACAAACAAATAGTGTTGGTAGTAACTCTTACACAGGTCTTAGTGATCGACGCCAAGGTGATTCTTCATGGGCTAATCTTTTTGCAACTGTTGTAGACACTGTTGATAAAACTAACATAGAGAGTATTAACACTAAAGTTGACACCTCAACAAAGACTTTAATGAATGAGTATTTTGGTGTAGATGATGTAGTTAATTCATTTGACCCAAAGGTTGACATAGGTAACGGAGCTGAGATTGGAGCCGGAGCATCTACACCGCGTCCAGTACCAGACGCTATAAAGCAAGGCTCAACTCGTATTGCAAACCTTGGCAAGGCTTATGAAAATGGCACATACAGTGAGACAAACTTTTGGCGACAAATGGACGTTACTGTAAAGCAGATGAAATCTCAATATCCTGGATATGAGAATGAGATTGATCAAGCAGTAAGTAAGGCTATTAATCAACCTACTGCTAATCAACTTCGTAAAGCTATGTACGATGATTGGATGCAGAAACAAGGCGGAGTTGACTCTGCTCAAAAGGCTCAGGATCAATCAATTAAGGAGTGGATTAACAAAGGTCTTATTAGTGAAAATGACCTTTCATCTTTTAAACAAGGGAAAGTTTCTTTCGAAGAACTTCAACTTGGGGTGACTCGTAAAACTAGTAAAGAATACGAAAATACAAAACTTAAAAATGAGTACGAACTAAGTGCACTTAAAAGGAGTGATACTGTCAATGGTTTATCGGACGCCCAAAACTCTGCATTTAGATATGCTGATTCTGCTGTAAGAGGGATTTTTAGTGATCTCTACGGTAAAGCTACTGGAGTATCTGGAGAATCTTATAAGAGTTTTCGGGACACACTAACAAAGGTTCAACAGGATGGTAGGGTAGACCCTAATGAAATTCTTCAACTAAAGCAAGTAGCAGAACCACTGGTTCAATCGTTGAGGAGTCAACGTAATGACTTGTTGATGAAACCAGATAAAGATGGTCGTAGGTTAATAGACGACCTTAAACCTGCAGATAGAGAGAGTCTTGATAAACAGTTTGACTACCAACTAAAAACTATCGAAGAAGCTATGGGCGGCAGTCTAGACGCTATTGGTGCTATGAAACTAAATGCTTTGCTTAATGCTACTGACACAAGTTCTCGAGTTCTAGCAGCTCTTAATACAGATGCTGGCAAACTAGCTGCAGATGCTGGCACATTAAATGAAATGAGTAAAAATACTTTTAGTCCACTTATCCAAGCTTATCTAGATAAAATGAGTGATGATGGTAAAAATGTAATTGAACAAGCTTTGACATTGGGTCTAATAGTAAACGGAGCCAAGGACGGTCAACCGATTCCCGATCAGGTTAAAGCTCTTGGTAACTCAGCTTCACCTAAGGATAAAAGTACTGCTGTAAAACAAACCTTACAAGCTAACTTAGAGTACCTTATAGACCCTAAGACTTCACCAGAAATCAAAGCTAATCTGTTTACGTCTACCTACAGTGAAAATCTTTTGTCTATGGTAGACTTTGGTAGTAGACAGAAACTGTGGTTGGCTATGACCACACCTGAAGTTACTAAAGCTATGATTGAACTAGAAAAGACTCAACCAGGTTCTTTGAATAGGTACCTTCAATGGCGTATAAGCCGAGGTGGTGACTTGTTTAAGATGGCTAAAGACTCTGCTCAATCTTTCCAAGACTTTTCTAAAGTCGGTAATCTTGTATGGGATGAGAAATCTAAACTCTTTAGTATAAGATTAGACCCGACAAAGTTTAAAGATGCTAAGTCTGCTCAAGAGTTTTTATCTGGTGGTCCTAAATATATGACACCCAAGGCAGGTGGTGTAAGTGGACAAAGTTTTACTGACGACCGTGAACTTAGCCGTCTTAATGATGGTAAAGAAGCTGTCAATCAAATGAATATCTTTGTTAGAGGTATCATTCCTTCCCTTGAAGCTGAAGGGGTAACTGATCCTGATAAGCAAAAAGAAATCATTATGCAAGCTCTTGGGGGTATTAACCTAAGTGGTCCTAAGCAGAATGATTGGGTAGACAACTTTATTAATGCCCTACAAAATCCTGCTACAGGTGATGATCAACTAACTATTATTCAAAAGGAATGGGAGAAATCTCAAAACTCCTCAAAACCTTCGGAACCTTCGGTGTCAACTGAAGAGTTGTTGAAAGATTTTGAATTAACTGGTAACAAATACTCTAACATTACAATGGAAAATCAAAGTTCCAACAGGAACAAGGATATAACATCAACACTGTTGGAAAAACTATCTTTAGTAACTGCTAACATTCTAGGGGAAGGTGTAACTGCTAAGGTGATCTCTGGTGGTCAAGACCCTGATCAACCTAATCGTGTAGGTTCTAACAGACACGATCACGGTAACGCTGCTGATGTGCGGTTTTATACAAAAGATGGTAAACAGATTACTGATAAAATAACTTTAGATAAAGTTGCAGAATACTGGTTAGCTAATAAGTTTGGAAGTGTAGGTAAATATATGGATGGCTGGGGAATACACTTAGATGAGATAACTGAGGACAAACTTAAACCTGAACAGTCTCTTAGTTGGACTTATTAAACTTTAGTGTAACATTGAACAAAAAGAAACCCCCAGTTCATCACTGGGGGTTTTTATTATGTAGTTAAATCTACTTCTAGATTGTCAATTAGATTCATTTTCAATCTGTCTTTTGATTCTGTTAGCAAAATAAATTATTTTATTGATGTCGTAAAGAACTTCGGTACCTTCTTTTGAGCCTAAACGGTAACAAGCCTTAAAGATATTACCAAGGTTGAAAGACATATTCTTATACTCGATAAGGTCTCCAATGTCTTTAACTCCTTTAGGGAGGTCGTAGTAATCTGTAGACCCCCCATCAGAACGTATTCGTTTACTCACAAGTCTTATTTCCTGTCTCTGGATCAATAAAGCAAGCAGACCCTTCACCTTCTTGTGGAGCTACTACAAGGATGCCTGAACGTTTTCCAGCTGCTCTAAAGGTTGTAACACCTTTACATCCTCGTTCGTAAGCTGACATATACACATTTTTAAAATCATCAAAGTTAATGTCATCACTAATGTTACAAGTCTTACTAACTGCTGAGTCCATCCAGTAAGATGCCACTTCAAGAACGTCTAGGTGTTCTTTAATAGTGCATTGATCTGTAGTCTTACCTTTAACTCCTAGTACACGTACACCGTAGTCTTCTACGTATTCTACAACTGGACCTTCAGGTGTTTGAACAGTACGATTATAGCCGTAAGAAAATACTGGTTCGATACCTGAGCTTACATTGTCAGCTACTAGTGAGATTGTACCTGTAGGTGCAATTGAAGTAAGGTGAGAATTACGTATACCATAAGTTTTAATTTTATCGAAAACATTTGGAGATAAACGAGTCTTTATAAACGGTGACTCAAGATATTGATTATTAAAGAGAGGAAACGGTCCTTTTTCTTTAGCAAGTTCAGCAGATGCTAAATAGCATCCGTTAGTTAATGTAACCAGAATACTGTTTAAGTAGTCAAGAAAGTCTTCTGAACCATAAAGATGCCCTATAGATTCAATTGCGTTAGCTACACCTGTAACTCCAATTCCCATACGACGTTTAAGAGTAGCTTCTTCGTACTGTTCAGTTTGAGGATACAAAGCTTTATCAATAATGTTATCCATAGCACGAACGACTACTGGAATATCTTGTTCAAACTTTTCCCAATCGAAATCGGGGCGAGTAACGTATTTATTATTACTAATGTCGTAGAATTCAAAATTAGTAAGGTACTTCACTAAGTTAAATGAACCAAGTAGACAAGCTCCATTAGGTGGAAGAGGTTGTTCTGCACATGGGTTAGTAGCAGCAATCTCTTCACAGTAGTAAAGGTTATTCATCTCGTTAATACGGTCAATGAAAAGAACACCAGGTTCTGCCCAATCCCAAGTAGAACGCATAATCTCATTCCACAAGTTCTTTGCATCGATAGTACGATACTTACGCCCACTCCATACTAGGTCGTAACCACGGTTTTCTTTAACAGCTTCCATAAACTTATCAGTAACACCAATAGAAATGTTAAAGTTTGTTAGGTTTGTTTTGTTCTGTTTGGCCCTAATAAACTCTTCGATGTCTGGATGGTCTATTCGAAGAACTCCCATTTGAGCGCCTCTGCGATGCCCAGCAGAAGCCACAGTGCCGCAAACAGCGTCAAAGATACGCATGAAGCTGACAGGGCCTGATGCCACTGACCCATTAGCAATAGTGTCACCACGAGGGCGGATAGTGCTAAAATCATACCCAATGCCACCCCCAAGGCGCATTGTCTCAGCAGCGTACTTAGCGACATCCATAATGCCTTTCATTGAATCTGGAATAGTAGGTGATACAAAACAGTTATAAGGGGTAGCTAGTCGAGCAGCTCCAATTGCTGCCTGTACACGTCCTGCAGGCAGGAATCTCTGTTCTAGAAGAATGTTTTTAAAAGCTTCGTAGTGTGTATCATTATCTTTTAGTGTATCAGCAATTCTTACACACTTATCTTTAAAAGTTTCTCCTGGTTGACGGTACTTCATTTCGTCAAGTTCGTTAGAGATTTTAAGAGTTGGTCCAATCAATTGTATTTTCCTTTTTAAGGTTATTAAGATCTTTTAGGTTGACGAGTACGGTTAGCTTTCTTACTAATTACGCGTGTAGGAACATTCTCAAGACTACCAGTACGATTAGAGCCGATATGATCAACTTCTTTTCCATCACCCTTTTTAACTAGCCCCTTCTTAGAAGCTTCTTTACGAGCTGTATTTCTTTCAGCTCTACGTTTCTTTTGTTCTGGAGTAGCGTGGTACTCGTCATACTCTTTTCTGTAGTTACGTTTAGCCATGTTAGCAAGGTTCCATATCTGGGAAGGTGTAGCCGTAATCTCTAATTAAAATAACTAAGACATCTTCTTGAGATAGTTCGTTAATATCAAGAAACTCTTCAAATGAGTAAGTTTCAAGAAGACGGTTAATGCGTTCTCTAAGTTTTATTTCATCTCGTTCCATTTACGAGTACTCACGTTTAATTCGATCAAGACTAATAAACTCTGGGTCGTAGACACCTTGGTTCACATTTCTTTTAACTACAATACCACGCCACCAAAGTCTGTTGACTTCTCCAGCCCAGTCAGTATCGTAGTCTTGATACACACCTGCTAGACATCCAATAATTTTCTTACCTGCAGTATTAGTTCTGTAGCACAAATCAGCGAGATGAGAATGCCCGGCAGTGCAAGAACTAAATTGTTTAGAGACAAGAGAGTAAGCAGGATGCTCACCGCCAACAGGACGCCCCATAAGACCGCTGACATGGTAGTGGGCGTAGTGGATACCGTTGATCTCCACAACTCCTGGACTTCCTCCATTATACGGGACAACAACATCGTAGTACTCCTCTAGTTTAAGGTCACCCATACCTATAGCTCCTTCGAGTTCAGGTTGGATATTGATAGCTTTGTTAATACGTTCTTCGTGGTTACCAATACAAAAGTATCTTTTGGGTAGTCGCTTCTTAGTCGCTTTAACTGTGGACCACAATTTATCTTGCCAGTCTAGATGGGCATCAACATCTGCTCGGTAGGTACGGCCGTGAAAAGTGCGTTTGCCTTTATCGTACCCAGAGAGACTAGGCATATCTGCTGAGTCACCTATGTGAATAACAACATCAGGTTTAACATCGTTAATTAGACGACCAAGCCAAATAGCTCTTTTGTTGTGGTGTTGGTAGTGTGCATGTGAATCAGGAATAACTAAATGCGTTGTCAATTTATTGAAACCAATCTTCCGGAATAGTCTTAAAGGCAAAAGGAAAACCGTTCTTTAAAGCCCAGTCAGAGTATCTAGATTTAGAGTTTTTGTTTAATTTATTATCGTTCTGAAATAAGATACGAATGTCTAACTCAGGGTTAGCCCGTTTAACAGCTAACATCTTACTTCTATCTTCGGACCTTAACCAACCTTTAGCTTCAATAAAAATTACTCTACCGTCTTTAAATTCAACGGTAAAATCTGGTATATACTTACGTTCAATAAAGTATGGAATCTTATCTGATTCGTAAGAAACTTTAAGGTTGTTTCTACTTTTAAATGATTGAAGATCTTTGTAAACGTTACGCTCTAAAGAGCTTTTCATTTTATCCACTCATTCACCATTATGTTAGTTCTTGAACCTTAGGTTCGTTCTTTACGACTGTAAGGTATCTAGGTCCTGTTGAGTAAAGGTAAGTCCTTGTACCAGGCCAACACTTAGTTTTAAAAGGACAGTAGCTACATTCAGTACAAAGTTTACGATTACCACTCTTACCGTCTTCCTCGTCTGTAAAAGCACGAGGTGGTGGTGTAGTACTCTTTAGCATTTCACGTTTAAGAGTTACTAGTTTATCGTAGTCTTTACTAGTCTTAGGTTGAATGTCTACTACAATATGACCTAAGGTTTTATCGACAGCTACGAATGCTGCAATATTTTTATTAGTAACTAGTGGATCTTCTTGAGATGCGTATAGGTAAGCCCCTAGTTGATCTAGATATCCAAAGCTATCTTCTTCTTTAGTTAAATGGTCTTTAAACTTAGTAAAGCTATAGGAACTAGCAGATTTAACATCTACAAGAACTCCGTCAATAACAGCGTCTCGATGTCCTACAACTCCGTTAATAGTAAGAGTATCTTGAGTACCAGTTACAGTATGACCTGACTCAGCGGCAAGAAACAGAACTAGTTCTTCAATAATATCGCCGTAAAGAAATTTAAAACGAACTTGTGGTGGTAGTTCTTCCTGATCTTCAGGTGTATTTATGGAGTACCATAGTTTACGATCACACGGTGTACCAAGATTAGACATACGAAGTTCAGGTTTACTTTTTTCGTTACTAATTCTAGTGGTAATATGGTACGCAAGATTATTAGCAAAGGTTTGTAAACGGTCTTCATTAAATTTATGAGAACCATTAAACAGTGAGTAGATATCTTGAACTAATGTTTTAATTGACTTTGACAAGTTGATACCTCAAAATAAAATGTGCGGGTCTCTCCCCGCCTGTCACGTCA